ACGTGGGTGGCGTGGCCGTTCGGGACCCGCCATCTTTCTATTGACATTATCAATTCAGAGACTAAATTCTCTAAGACTCATCTTCACTAGAAGAATCCAGGAGCCACGACAGAATGTGTTTCTGTCTCTGAGGCTTTTTTGGGGGTCCCGACGGGGTTGTCTCGTCCTGCGGCCGAGACTCCATTTCCTGCTCAAGCTTTTCAATTTCATAACACAATTTGCGAAGGGACATGTCCTGTGCAAGTTGTTTAGGGTCCTCACCCTGACCACGCATGGTGGCGAGGATGGTGGCGAACTCGATTTTGGACCGGGTCATATCTAATAAGTCCAAAGGACTTATTTACGCGTAGCTTTTCGCACTAGGTGTACAGTGCAAACATCTTCTCCCAATCTCCTTTACACGAGGCTGTGTTTATGATGGTCGTGCCCATAACCATAACAAGCGTCAAAGGGTCATACCCCCTGAGTGTTATTATATTTCCAAGACCTACTAAAAAACGCCTCCAGAACCACCCATGACCTATAAATACGGATCCTATATGATCTTCTGTATCTTTTCTTAGGTCAAAACCCATAGTGCCATTTATTTCCAAGATGTGAAAATCCTGACCTTTCATGAATGACTCATCGTTTTCAAATCTAATATCGAAACGACCCATATTAAAATTGGGTATTCCGCGGGAAATATCGACAATGACCTTTTCCAGTTCTGGGGTTATCAAGTCTTTCCGGTGCGTACACCCTTCTTCATGAAAGCACCACTTGCGCACCTTCTCATTTCCGTTTTTCTCTACTATAGAAATTATCCTTCCATTTTCATACAAAATTCCAACCTCCCGATCATAACTGGAATATTCCTGAACCATGTAGCTGCTCACGTCTATCTTTTGTATAATATCATTCATTTCATCTACATCGTGAATGACATGTATACCGAAACCTGTACGGGCACACGTGACTGGTTTTAAAATTACCGGATATTTGGCTCCATATACATCCATATCGGCTAACATAACTTCACGAGGAAGATATTGTTCTGGTACGTTTTCTAGAATAGTGTACTTGTTAGATCCTAATTTATAAGGGTTCACATTCAAAAAGACTATCCACACGACCCCAAAACTTATGAGAAGTGCCGTTAGGAAATTGGTATTGAAAATAATTTTGGCCCAAAATGCTCCGGCGAATATAATGAATATAAATACCGTGAAAGTGAGTCGAGGTATCAATAGGTTTAATAATTTAGAAAAAAGGGCAATATAGCCCAACATATAATTAGACCCTCAAATTAAAAGGAATCTTTGGGTTACTCAGAGCCTGTAGAAACTCGGGGTTTCCCAAGACGTGCTGGCGTATCATCGGCCAGAGGTTTGGCAATTTTGAAATGAAATCAAGAGTCTCAAATTTACAATCATCATTTTCATCATAATTCTTTCGGAAAGGAACCAAGTTGGCGTCCATCTTGCCCATTTCCTCTGTGAACCGTCTGACTATGTGCCGTTGTTCAATAGAGGTCATTTGCATGTTAAATACATAGACGTGATAGTGGTTCAGAACATCCACACCATCCTCCACGTCACGGGGTTCTGGGGTGTCGGTCGAAAACTTGAAGTAGGCGTAGGAGCCGCGCTTCAGGTTTATGATTCCTCGTGTTTCTTCTTCGAGTTCACGAACCGCACAACGAAGTGGGTTGTAAATCTCGCGTCGGCGACACCCGCCTGTGACGAAGGTCCATTCACGGTACCTTCTGTCGTGTACGATGAGAAAGTGCGGAACATCATTCACTAGGGTGACGGGTATGGCGATTGCTTTGTGCCTCTCGCGAGGGACTCGGGGCGTCGTCATGACGACCCTCTGATATTTCCGGATCAAAAAAGTCGCGGAGATTTCCCGTACGTGGGCTGTACGTTATCAAAAATAGGAGACCCACAAGAAGAACCCAGTGCCAGAGTTGCATCGCTGATATATAATTTTTTAATAAAATGACCTAGGTACCGTGCTATATGCAAAACGCCGCTTAATTACTGTAAAGCACTGAACCCAAACCGTTCTGGATGCGCAGAACGTTAAATCCTATGGCATACAAATACGTGCTCTTGATCAGGTCGCCGATGGTGATGGTGGGGGGAACGACGATGCGGTACGTGTCGAGGCGGGAGAAGTTCAGGGTGCCGGTGGGCTGGAGCTTGGAGGTGTCCAGGCAGTAGCTGATGATGCCGACCTGGGCAACACCAGCATTGACGCCGTTGGGCTGGTAGCCGAATGGCGTGTTGTAATACTGGGGAAGATCCACAAAGGCGGGCAGGTGGCGGAACTCACCGATGTCCGTGCCGTTCACCTGGGTCTTGAGCATGTAATCCTTGACGGTGACGGATCCAGCACCGACGGCGCCATAGGTGGTGCCATACGAGGCGGTCGAGAAGGCCAGGAACTTGACGGGCTGGGCCAGAGCCAGCTCCTGCATCGTCTGGGAGCCCAGAACGATCGTGCGCTGTACCTGGGTGATCAGCAGGTCCTGGGGCGTGTTGGCGAAGTAATCGCGCTCCGTCTGGTCGAGGTACGTGAAGTTGGCCCAGCAGATGTACTGCAGGGCGTTGTAGTTGGCGGCTTTGGCGGCGCCGTCGAAGTTGGTCACGGCCGCCAGGTTGGTCGACCAGGTGATGCGCATCTCCACGTCGTGGAACTGCAGAGCAACCAGGGGCAGGGACACGGACCAGTCCTTGTTGAAGAAAAACTTGAGTGGGTAAAAGCCGGCGATTGAGTTATTCGCATACAGGTTGTTGCCGGCATTGCCGATCAGCAGACGCTGGCTGTAGTTCTGGGCGCCGACGACTGGCTCGATCTGGGTCGAGTAAACGACATCCTGGGTGTCGATAACCTGGCCGCCGATCATGAACTCCACCTTGTTGATGACGTTCGACCAGTTGGTGACGGACACCAGGGAACCGTTACCGTCACGAGCCGTCAGGTACACGTAGTTGAGCAGGTCACCCTTCTTCTCGAAACGGATGGTGGAGATACCGCCGGCGATGGGGGCGCCCTGGATCACCTGACGCTCCACTGAGCTGGCGTAGTGGGTATAACGCCGGTAGTTGGAGCGGAAAAAGGAAACCTCGGGCTTGCCCGTCAGCCAAGCGTCCTGAGCACCAGTTGCGACAAGTTGAACGATACCACCGCTCATTTTACAATTGGTCTAGATTATTTTACACCGCTGACAACGGCGGGAGGGCGATCGGATTTTTCTCGAGCTGCTGGATGGCCACGTCGAGGCACTTTGACGAAGCCAAGGGATTGAGGTTGTCCTTTTTCTCAACAAATCTGTAAAACTCTGGGCCCAGATAGTTCTGGAACCGGGCACCGTTCATGTGAGAGACGGGCACCGGCTTGGACTCGGATCGGAGGTTCGTCATGGCGCCCACCTGGTTGACCGGGTCATTACGGACGTTCATCCCGCCGGCGTTTCCTGCGCGATCTGGGTTGGAGCGGTTGTCGCTCACGCGCGTCAGGGACTTGTTGGTGTAAGCACCGGCTGAGCCACCCTCGGCATACGGCTGAGATACGTTGTACTGTGCTGGACCCATGGACAGCGTGTCATTGCGCGTCGTCTGCTCGTCGCGAATGGTGCTCCGGGCCGTCTTGAGAAACTCTGGCCGACCCTCGGCACCGGTGACGGGGCCGCCCTGACCCTGGGCACGACCCTGGGCGGGATCACGGTGCCACGCCTTGGTGTCCTTGGCCTGATGAGTAACCTCACCGATGCCACCGGCGCCACCGCTCTTGACGAAATAAGCAGCTGGACCGTTGCGACCCTCGAGCGTCGTGAGGCGCTCCTCATTGATGTTGTTGGGCAACACACGGAAGTACTGGTGGAAACCACCGGCCGCATCCACGTTGGAGTCGACACCCAGACCTGGACCGACACGACGGCGCTCGATTGGCTGGAGGTTGTTCATCTTGTTCGTCACATACTGGCGATTAGACAGGTCATAAACGGGCTGACCAAATGGAGAGCGACCCGCGGTTGGCACGGTGTCCTGAAGATTCTCAACCGCGTGCTTTGGCTCGAGGCGCCAGTCGCCGATGCGACGTCCGAGATTGGGCGTCATGACGCGCAGATCAAAGGCGTCCTTGGAGTGATCACGAGCATTCGCAGCGAGGTCGATGTCACGACGGGTAATTGGCCGAGTGGTTGGCAGTGGTTTGCGTCCCTGGGGCTCTTCCTGGCCATCCGAGAGACGCTTACCGGCAAACACAAGACCGACGACGGCGGCCAAACTCAAAGGGTCCATCGCTAGTTATGTTTAGGTACTATTTTTTTTACTTCTTCGCGCTGTGGTAACGCTGAACAAAACGATTATTCTGGTCATCGGCATACGTGCTGATGGGGTCCCAAGACATGACACGCTGTGGGATGGTCACGTAGCTATTGGGGAAGTCGTATGACTGCTCGGACCAGCCCTTTTTCCACGCCGTGGTCGTCTGCTCACGCAGGTACGAACTGGCGTCGGCCAGGTCTGCGAGAACGACGGTCGCCGGCCCCATGTGAACGTTGGGCTGGAGAATAACGGGAGCCGCATCAAGACGTGGCATTCTTAATTTTAGTTGCGAAAAAAACCAGGCTTACCGACCGTTGCCTCCACGCATCTGTGTACGCTCTGGGAAATGGAACTGTGAATTATCTGGATCGCACGCCCGACCGCCCTGGTCCTTGCACATGGGGGCAAACTGCTTGCCGTATGCGGCGGTTGCGAAAGCGTTCTGGTCGTTGGGAAT